ACAATGTAAAAGAGACTATCCCTGTATGTTTATATGTTTATCACAATTAAATAGAAATATAGATAATCCAGACAGAGCAGTAAATGGTAAGTATGGTAATTATGTATTAGAATCAGATATATTTGGTTCAGATGCAATGTTACAGCATGCTGATACTTTAATAGGTATTAACCGTCCTGCTAAACAAAAGATTAGATATTATGGACCTGATAGATACATAATAGAAAATGATAGAACTTTAGTATTACACTTTCTAAAAGCAAGAAATGGTGATACAAGAATGAGTTTTTTCAAAGCAGAATTTGAAAGAATGCAAATAACTGAGATGGATACGCCACCTCAAGAACAAAGAAGATAATATATGAAACCAGAAGAGCGTAAAGCAAAAGTATTAGAATTAAAAAAAGAGCATGAAGATTATTTCCAAACAATTGGAAAAATTAATGCATTATATATTCCTAAGATGGCATATAGACCATCAGGAAAGGATGAGTTACATGTATCATTCTTTCCAAGTGAATTACAAAAAGGTAGAGATATTTATACTGAATTTGTTAGTATTGAATATAATTCAGAAGATCCTAAAAGAACATTATATTTATTAAAACATAATGCTCATTGGGCTGAAGAATATGAAACAGTAACAAGTAATTCAGGATTTGAAAGGCATATTGTACCTGTAACTGAATTAAAAGTAATTAATGATGTGACTAATAGAAGATCACCTATTAAAGAACCAGAATTAATTAAAGATCCAGAAAAAAGAGAAATAGTAGATGTTCTTATAGGTATTGAAAGAGCATTATTAAGTATAAACCAAAAATTAAGTAAATAATGGCACAAAGTGTATTAGTTATAGCTGACTCAGGGTCAGGTAAATCAACGTCTATTAGGGATTTAGATCCTAAAGAAACGTTTATAATTAATATTGCTAATAAACCTTTACCATTTAAAGGATGGAAAAAGAATTATACAGCAATAACAAAAGATAATCCTAAAGGTAATATGACACCAGTTTCATCTGCTGCAGGGATTATGAAAGCTATGATGCATGTTAATGACAAAATGCCTCATATTAAAAATCTAGTAGTTGATGACTGGCAATATATGTCCAGTTTTGAATACTTTGATAGAGCTGATGAAAAGGGTTATGATAAATTTACCTCTATTGCAAAGAATCTAGCACAAGTTGCTAAGATGCCTAAAGATATGAGAGATGATTTATATATATTCTTTTTAACACACTCTGAAGAATCAACAGATGTGAATGGGCACAGAAAAGTAAAAGCAAAAACTGTAGGTAAAATGATAGATAATGCTTTAACTTTAGAGGGTTTATTCTCTATAGTTCTATTTGGCAAAGTTGTCAAAGGAGAAGATGATAAGTTAAGTTATGTATTTGAAACAGCTAATAATGGAGAAAATACTTGTAAATCACCAGACGGTATGTTTGATGATTTACGTATAGATAATTCATTAAAAGTTGTTAAAGATGCAATTATTGAATATGAAAATTAATAAAAATGAGTGAAGTAAATTTAAAAAATAAGAAAGTTATGTTAAATACTAAAGACATGTCTGCAGGAAGCGGACGTACTAAACCTGTATTAGATCCAGGTAATCATGTAGTAAAGATTAATTCTATTACATTAGATCAAACACCGTATGATGCAGATTCATACAATATACATTTACACGTAGAAACTGCACCAGTTGGAGGTGATTTTGAAGGTTTCTTTAGAGACTATAATGATCAATCACAAGGTAGATATGAAGGTCAAATAGGAAGAGTAAGAATAAGTCCTTTTCCATTCAAAGACACTACATTACCAAGTGGTAGAGAGATTAGCAGAGATCAAGAGATCTTAAAGCACATGATTACTTTAGCTGAAACATTAGATATGAGAGATGGATTAGATTCTATTGAAGCAGAAACTATTGAGTCATTTATGACTGAATGTAATAATTTAATGGGAAATTCTAAACTTATGAACATGTGTATAGGTGGTCGTGAGTGGGAAAATAAAGAAGGTTATGTAAATAATGATCTTTTCTTACCACGTATATCTAAAGATGGTATTGCTATGGAAGCAATGGACAAAGAAAATTCTAGATTATTAAAGTTTGACCGTGCTGTACATGTTAAAGCTTTAGTTAAGAAAGATTCACCAGCTAATGGAGTGGAAACACCATTCAAAGCAGACTCAGGATCAGGTTCTGATTTTGAGCTTTAATAATTATATTATTAAGTTAACAGGAAGAAGGGAGGTTTATCAAGTTCCTCCCTTTTTCTATTTTAAGTAAAGATGATAAGTACAAAGAATCTCATATTAGATGGATCTAAAGTTCCAAGTACATGGGTGTTTGAATTCTATCTGGATTTACCAGAAAGACTAAATGGACAGAATGTACAGATTAAATCTGTATTTCATCCTACAGAAAGAACTCCAAGCATGTGGATATTTGCGGATAAAGGTCAATATAAGTTTAAAGATTTTTCAACAGGTAAAGGTGGTAATAAAATTGATTTAGTTAAAGAGCTATTTAAAATAGACTTCTCTAAGGCTGTATTTAAAATAGGTCAAGATTATAACAAATTTATTACAGATAAAGGTGAATATAAACAATCAACTATAAAACCAGAAGCAAAGTTTAAAGTAGAATCTGTAAATCCAAGAAGATGGTCTGATTGGGACAGAGAATTTTGGTTAAGTTTTAATATTGGTGAAGATATTCTTAATAAATATAATGTTCAACCACTTAATTTTTACCGTATGGTAAAAGAAAGTGAAGAATCAATAGATCAAAGAACTATTGGTGCATTATTAGCTAAAACTTATATATATGGTTATTTTGATAAAGATGGTAACATCTATAAAATTTATCAACCAAAGAATAAGAAGTTTAAATTCATAAAAGTTAAACCTCATCTTCAAGGTATAGATCAATTAGAATACAATCAACCTTATCTTGTTATATGTTCTTCTTTGAAAGATGCAATGTGTTTAAAACAATTTGGATACAATTTAGAAGTTATTGCACCTGACTCAGAAAATACTGTAATAAAACCGTATATTATTGAAAATCTTAAGAAAAAGTATAAAAAAGTTGTAACTTTATTTGATAATGATGTTGCTGGACATAATGCTGTTAATAAATATGAACAGTTATATGACATAAAAGGGACATGGTTAGATAGTAGCAAAGACATTGCTGATCTTGTAAAAGAGAAAGGCTTTGCTGATGCTCATAAAGAAATAAAAGTTAAACTTAAAAGTGTTTTATGAAATGGTTTATACCAGGTAACGTACCAAGTAGTAAAAATGGACGTAGATGGACAGGAAGATATTTTGTGTCCAGCAAAGCAACAACTAAATATAGAAAAGCAACAGCCAAATACTATGAACAGTTTAGAAAAGGCTTTAGGAAGCAATTATCTAAACTAGAATTACCGGTAAAAATATCATTTAAGTTCATCAGAGGATCTAGACATAAGTTTGATTATATAAATCCTGCACAAACAGTGCAAGATGATATGGTTAAACATCATTGGATTGATGATGATAATTGTGAAAACATTCTACCAGTATTTGAACCTTATGAATATGATAAGGAAAATCCAGGTGTAGAAATTAAGTTAATTAAAAATGGAAACAAAACTAAAAAGAAACCTAGCAGTTCAAGTGATTAAAGATCACAATATATCAAAAATAGAAGTACGTTATCATGGTGGAGGTGATGATGGTTGTATAGAAGAAACGCATTATTATGTTACAGATCCTGGAAGCGGAGATCAAGTAGACATAGATGTTAAAATGGAAGGTGAAGTAGAAAGAGAATGGGATGATTTATTATATGATTTACTCAATCAACACATAGAGTGGGATTGGATTAATAATGATGGAGGAGAAGGTTATATGTATATTGATTGTACAAAAGATCCTTGGAAAATTAATATTGATCATTCACAAAATATTAGAGAAGATCATCATTATTCTGATATAGACTTTAGTACTGATGATAAAGAACATTTCTTTTAATGGCACATCCAAATATTCATGCCAAATCTTCTGTAAAGAAGTTTGGTGGGTGTCCTGATGATTACATACATATACATAATTGGTTAGATGCAACAAAGAGTTGGGTGGGTAATCACCTGCACAGAATGTTTCGTCATCACAGTGAAGGTATATTTGAATGTGAAAGAAAATTCGGGCCAGTATTTATC